ACCATGTACTGTTGGCTGATCCACTCCTTGGCCGAGCGGAAGGGCATCGGGTCGGGTTTCGAGTCGTAGTCGCCGGCGAGGACCTCGGCCGCGGCCTTCGCCCGCAGATCTCCGTTCGGGATGCGGGCGATCAGCTCGGCGGTCGCCTTGGGCAGCCGGCCTTCCTCCATGGCCTTCTTCGCCTCTTTGGGCAACTCGGCCAGCTTGAGCACGCCGTAGACGTATGTTTTCGCCTTGCCCACCTTGCGGGCGACGTCCTCCACGGTGAAACCGTGATCATCGAGCAGCCGGCGGTAGCCCGCGGCCTCCTCGAGCGGCTTGAGCCCCGCGCGCTGCAGTGTGCTGATGAGCTGGATCTCGATCACCTGAAGATCGCTGAGGGCCCGGATTTTGCATTCGAGCGTTCGCAGCTCGGCAAGCTTGGCGGCCCGGTAACGGCGCTCCCCGTCGACGATCTCGTAGGCCTCGGCGTCCAACGGCAGCTTCTCGGCACGAAGGAGCGACGGTGGGGCGGGGCGCACCAAGAGCGGCACGGCCACGCCCACCGAGCGCATGCTTTCGGCGAGCTCGGCCAGGCCGTCCTCGTCGAAGTGCTTGCGGGGATTTGTCGGGCTGGGGATGAGCTTCTGAAGTGGCATCAGCGGTCGAAGCTCGCCATCCTGGTCCGGTGGCGGCGTAGCACGCGACTGGAACGCGAAGCCCGCCGGCGTCGAGGTGGACGTCAAGCAGGGCGGCGTGTCGCCGTTGGCAACCAGTGGCGCCCTGCGCCGTTCGGCCATCTCGGCCGCGGCCGCTTCGACGCCGGCACGCCGGCTGCGTTTCATGGTTGCGGTGGTCATTGGGTTGCCTCCTCGGGTCGCTCGTAGAGATGCACGTACACGCCGCGGCCGTCCGGCGGGGCCTCGCGCATGACCAGGATCGCCTCGATCGCGCGGATGTGGTTGAGCAGGTGCAGGGGCAGCTTGAGGACGGCGTCGTTGCAGATGGCGTCCTTGCAGACCAGGCGGGTCTGGTACCGCGGCCGGCCGCAGAGCACGCAGCCATGGAGCGATGGGTTCCTGGTCGGCATGTCACACCTCCCTCGGCCACTCGAGGATGGCCAGCACCTTCAGCAGGCACGCCGCGTCGATGCGTCCGCCGGCGACGAGCTCGGCGACCTCCATCACGCGGTCGGGGTTGAGGCCCAGCTCGCGCACGCCCAGCGCGAGGACCTGGCCGCACTCCCGCGAAAGTCGGTAGCGGCGGCACAGGCAGTCGACGTCGATCCACAACGCGGCCTGCGGCATGACGCTACCCTCTCTCTCTCTCTCTCTCTCTCTCTCGCCGTCGTCGTCATCGGCTTGCTCCTCCGTGCCTCGTTCCCGCGTCCCGCCTTGGCGTGACCCAGGTCAGCCCGTGCTGCGTGAAGCTGTTGGCGACCTGGCCGATGAAGTAGCGCCAGCGCCGCCCGACAATCTTGCCCGCCTTCGCGGTGCGGTTGAGGTCCTTCAGCACGCGCTGCAGGGCGTCGGTCGGATAGTCCCCACGCACGACCGCCCATGCGACTTGGGCGGCACACTCGGGCCACAGCCCAGGGTCGGCGACGCGCTCCTCGATCCACTGCGAGAGCTGCTCGACCTGCTTGAGGTCGCCGACTTCCGTCGACCGCTTGCTTTCGAGTGCCTGGACCAGCGCGTCCGCCAGCGGCCGCTCGGGCGGCCCCGGGTCGGCGCCGGGCGAGTCGCGCATCTTCTGCCGCAGGAACTCGACCTCGCGCTGATGCTGCTCATCCGCGGATCGTGCACCAGATCCGCGATCCCCTAACCTCCGACCTCCCGAAGGCGCGCAAATCGAACCTCCGACCTCCGACCTCCCTAGACCTCTAACCTCCAAAGAGGTTGGAGGTTTATAAGGGGCCCCACGCAAATCGGCGGATCGCGCGCCAGTTACGGGATCTGGCGCCACATCCGCCGGCGGATCTGGTGCACGATCCGCCGACGGGGCGCTGCCAGCGTGGACCGGTAACGTGTACGGTGCTTCGTGCGGATCCTCCGCCGCGGATGCGGGCGACGCCAGGCCAGGCAAGTCTGGCTGCTCGTCACCCCGGGCGGGCCCACGTCGAGCCCGCGCGACGCTCGAAGGATCCTGGAGAGACACCTTCCACCGGCTACCCTGACGATCGACCTTGTCAATGAGCCCCTCGATCACGAGGGCTTCGAGGGCTCGCGTCGCGGAGCGGTCACTTGTGCCGATGACATCCCCGAGCCAGCTTGCCGAGATCGAGATGGTCGTCCCGAATCGGCCCCCGGAAGTCTGGTAGAGGATCTGCCACACCAGCTTCGCCGGCTCTCGAATCCGCCAGCACATCACCGCCCGCCAGGCCGGCGTCTCCATGCACTGAAACGCGTGCACCCGCAGTGCTGGCGCCGGACCATCCATGCCCCCCCCCCACTAGTGAAATTGGTTCTGGCGACGCATCGATCGCGCCCTTCTAATCTCCGGCCCCTGGCCGGCAGGTCGCTCGGCGAAGCAGAGCGGCACCAACCGCGTCATGCACGCCCAGCACAACAGCCTCAACTCCTCGTCCGGATGCTTCCATTGCAGCCGCCGCCGGCGGGCACACTTCGGGCACCACTTCCAGCGGTAGGCGGGCGGGTCCCTCGGCTTCCAGTAGCGCGGCCGACGTCGGCCGCGGAGACGCTTGAGCCATGGGGGGGGGGCGTTCGAAGGCATTCATCTCCCCAGCTTCGGCTCAGCGAGCAGATCGGCCGGGATCGCCGTGCCGTGTTTGCGCATGACGTTGACAAGCGCCTCGCGAACAATTGCCTGCAGCTCCGGCGTGCAGTGGGCCATCGCGTCCGACCAGGTCGGCCAGCGCCCGTGTTCGGCGTAGAACCGGTACTGGTAGTACAGCGACTCCTGGTTGTGCGGCTGGTCCCACGGATGATCGACTGCGCAGACCTGGCACACGTCGCCCGCCGGCGGCAGGAGCGTCATGGCGTTGCGCCGCTCCTCGACGACTTCGCCGGTCTCGATGTCGACCACTTGCACAGTGCCGAGTTTCTTGATGGTCATGGTTCACCTGGCGCGACGATGGTCTCTGGGTCCGGCATCCTCAACACCTGCTCGGCTCGGACGAAGATGGTCGCCGGCTTGCCCTTCTTGCGGGCGGGAGCGAGCATCTCGACCTCGATCAGGTCAAACGTCCGCCGGCTGCCGAGCTGGATCACGCGGCAGGGAAGCAGCACCTTGTCGCCGACGGCCAGATTCTTGCTCATCGAGGAGCCTCCTGGGGCGCCGCCTCGGCCGGCAGCACGACCGTGTCCTTCTCGTCGCAGCGATCGTGCTTCGCGGCCGTGAAGCAGTTGAGGCAGAGCTGCCGGCCGCAGTCGCACATGATCGGGTCGGGCACGATCGCCGGGCAGTCGGCACACTTCACGCCGGCGTAGCCCGCCTTGGTCCAAAAGCCCACGATCCAGCTACAGGTAAACCACTTCATTGCCGTCCTCCTTCAGGCGAAAGAAACTGCGGGCCACGGACTCGAACCAGAGAAGCCAGGTCGCTGCCAACCCAGCTCGGCACCTGCCGCCCGCAGAAAGCCGGCGAGCGACCCAACGCACGCTCGCCGGCGCCTCGATGTCTGGAGGCATCGAGGCCCTGCTGACCGCCGGCTGGGGGTTTACGGCCAGCCGGACGCTCGGAGTCGCGTGTTAGGCGTCCGAGCAGTCCACCGCGTCGGCAGGTACGGGTTGCCTGGCCCGCATCGAATCGGCGAGCCAGTCCTGAACGATCAGCGAGGTCAGCGTCCAGTGCTCTGGCCGCTCCAGGTGGGCGATGACCTCGCGCTTGAAGCGCTGGTAATAACGCTCGGCCGTCTCCCGGTCGGTCTCCTCCAGGAGGATCGCCAGGGCGAGCTGGGCCGGGCCGCTGCCCTGGTAGCCCCACTCGAAGCCGGTCGGGCTGTGGTTGCGGACGGCGAGCGAGTACTTCGGATCGAAGGGCTCGCCGTTCCTGGTGACCGTGGCGATGCCGTCGATGCGCACGCCGCGGTAGATGTTGTGACTCACGCTGCACCTGCCTTTCGTCTGAGGGTGCCGATCGATCCAATGCCGCCGGCGGGATTCGAACCCGCGACCTCCGCGTTATGAGCGCGGCGAGCCGGCCACTGCTCTACGGCGGACAAAGGGCCGGCGACGGTCTGCATCTCGACTCCCAGGCCGTCGCCGGCGATGTGCTAGATCCCCTGCACCTCCTTTCGCGCTGACCCATCCTTGAGCGACCTGCGGGCGTCCTGCCTCGCGCTGGCGGGGCTGGACTTCATGAACCGGCGGCCCCGGACACACGCTCCACCTGCTTGGCGTTGAGCGTGATCGTGGTCTTGGTGTTGTTGCCCGGCATCTCCTCGACCGTTTCGACGGTCACGTTGCAGAAGCCGGTGCTGGCCTGGATGTCGGTGACCTTGCAAGGGACGTTGACGACGTCCCCGGCGCTCAACAGAACTCCCTTCCGATCGTGCGGCATGGAAACCTCCTTGGTTACGGGCGACGTTGTTGCTTCAGGCTCGGCCGTTCAGCCGGAACTTCTCGACGATGCGATCGGCGGTCTCGTCCGGCACGCGCAGGACCTGGTCGGCGTCGAAGCCCAGGAACTTCCCCGAGCCGTGGTCGCTCGCCGTGCCCAGCACTTCGAGGCTCAGGTTGCGATCGGCGGCCCCGAAGACGGCCAGCACCTTGCAGGGGACGTACACGATGTCGCCCTGGCGGATCTCTTGTCCCTTGAAGTCGCGTGCCATGGTCAGGCCCTCCGCTGCTCGATCGTGGCCACACGCAGAGTCGCAGCCTTCTGCCGCTGCTTGTCGCGGTGCTTCTGCTGACATTCGTCGCGCAGCCACGCGTACTGCTGGCGCGGCCGACCGCACCAGGCGCAGTTCCCGTCGCGGACCCGCTGATAGTCGGACCGTCCGCTCATCCCGCCAGCCCTCCGTCGCTCGGCCCGGCGGCTGCCGTGGCCGGCTCGCGGCGGGCCGCGTCCGCCTGCCGCCGGTGATGGACTTCCTCGCGATCCACGACGATGGTCTTGGGCGCCTCGATGCCCAGCCGGACCTTGCCGCCGCGGCGAGTCCCCAGGAACACCACGCGGACGTTGCCGCCGATCATGAGGGCCTCGCCTTCCTTGCGCGTCACGACGATCATCGATCCTCCTTGTGCCGGAAGCTCAGGCTTCCATTCCTTCGACCAGGTGTCCAAACTCCGCCTCCAGGGCGAGCAGCTCGTCGCTGATGTGGCCGGCGCCGGTGTGCAGGTTGGCCACCTGCACGCGCAGCTCGGCCAGCCGGCCGGCGAGCTCCTGCAGCTTCTCCTCGGTCCGCGTGGGCGATGCCAGCTCCAGCTCCGGTTCCGCCGCAAACATCAGGGTGCTCGGTCGCGTGCTCATGGTGCTGCTCCGTGTTGACCTCTCAAATCTCGACGCACTCCTTGCAGTACGGCCGGCCGGCGATCCGCCGGTAGATCGGCTCCAGGCACAGATCCTTCTGGCCCGGCGACAGCCCCGCGTAGAACGCGGCCATCGATTCCCCGAGCAGCTCCTTGCTGCAGCCGGCACAGTTGACGAGCTTCACGTCGTCGATCACCAGGCCGGCGCCGGAGACCACGCGGTAGAACTCCATCTTGCTGGGCATGATCACTTCGTACCGCGGCTGGGCCGCGGCCCCTTGCGCGTGAGGTAGATGCCGCGGGCCTGGGCCACGACCAGGCCGCAACGCAGCCGGAGCGGCCGCGGCGACTGGGCGCGCCGCTGCTCGGCCTCCTGGCGCTTGAGGTCGATCGAGGCGCTCAGCAACTGGGCCAGGCCCGTCGGCTCGTTGGTTTGCATGACTCCTCACTTCCGCAGGGCCCGGCGACCTGCCCCGGTGAAATGGAACCCGAAGCTCTGGCGCTCCTTGCTCATTCGGCAGTAGCGCCGTACCGTTTTCGACTCCGTCCGCCGTGCGCGGATCCTGTCAGTCAGTGCTGCCTTCAAGCCGCTCTTGAGTCCCATCGATCGACCTCCCGTTGACCGCGGCCGCCAACCTGGCTAAACCCTGTGCGCCCTCCCCATGTCGTTCCTTGACGCCCAGCAGGCCCCGCGCCTATGATGCCCGAAGGAAAAAGACCGAGCGGGCTCGACTAAAGCCCGCCCGGTACGCAAGCAGGCATCCGGTTTCCGGCTTGGGCGCTGTGGAACCAACCGAACCCGGAGGCCTGCATCATGAGCGCCCAGTCCAGCATCCTGCCGCTTTCGAGCGGCACCCTCAGCGTCGCCGACGTCGTCGAACGCCGGCTCGATTACCTCGAACTCCGCCACCGCATCGGCAAGCTCGGCGACGCCAACCTGGCCCGCCACCGCCGCTACCTGCTCGACTTCAGCCACGCCAGCAGCCCCCGGGCCGCGTCGAGTCTCCACCAGGAGGACCTGCTCCGCTGGCTGGAGGACCATCCGCACTGGCAGGCGCATTCGCAGATCATCAAGGTGCTGTCGATCGTGATCGCCTGCTTCAAGTGGGCGGCAGACGAGGGCATCCTGGCCAAGAGCCCGTTGCGCTGGCCAAAGGACCTGGAGCTGGAGTCGAAGCCGCGGCCGCCGCTCGAGCCCGAGGAGTACCGCCGGCTCATGCACCGGGCCCGGCACCGTCCCCACAACCTGCACCGCTGGCGCGCCCCGGTGGGCAGCCTGCCGCTCCGCTTCGCCTGCTGTTTCCTGTGGCGAACCGGGGCGCGCCCCACGGAGATGCGCCGGGCCAAGTGGCTCCAGGTGGACTGGACCAACGGCGTCATCACCCAAATCGGCAAGACCACGAAGAAGACCAAGGAGCTGCGCCTGATCGCCCTCGACGATCGCGTGCTCCGGCTCCTCGCGTGGATCCACCGCCGCCGGCAGCCGCCGGCCGACGAGCACATCTTTTTGAATGGGACCTGGGAGCCGTGGTCGGCCGACGGCTGGTCGGGTCACTTCCGCAAGTGGGCCGACCGGGCCGGGCTGCCCAAGGCCAAGACCTCGTACTGCCTGCGGCACGGGTTCTGTGTGGAGCTGCTCGAGCGCGGCGCCTCGAACAAGCAGGCCGCGGACCTGCTCGGGCACAAGACCACGCACATGGTCGATACCGTCTACGGTTCGCACACGCGCGAGCGGGTGAAGCACCTCCGCGGCGTCTTGCAGCAGGTCAGGCGGCAGAAGCTGCTCTTCGAGCGGGAGTGAAGGCGGGGATGATGGGTAAGCGGGGGCCTGGTCGGTTTCCCATGTGGGCCGCCCGCAGAGGGGCTGTCGCGCTACGTTGTCGCCGGCCAGGCCCAGAGAGCTTTGGTTCGGGGCGTGAGAAGTTGGATGGGGGGTCGGAGTCTTGATTGGGCCTCGGACCCCCACCCAGCGAAAGACAGGGGTTCGAGTCCCCTTGGGGGTAGTGGAGAGCGTAGCCCGGTGCGCTCGAGGGTGGGCCGATGTCGGTCGATCCCCCCCAGGGTGAATAGGCGAGGGATTCTGGGGCTCCTTCGTCCCCACACCTCGAGGCACCAGGTCTAGGAGAGGGGTGAGGGAGCAGGGGAGAGGGTCGCCAGGCTCCGCCTTCGCAAGCGGGCAGGAGTCAGGCCCGTCCACCACGAGGGTGCGGCGGAGCCCGGCGGCAAAGTTAGAGTCAGGAGCCCCACCCGCAGGGGTTGGCTCTGCGGGCCGTTCGGCGGCGCGTCCGCTTGCGGGGGCTCCGGCCTCTCGCAGGAGAGGTCTTCCGGTCTTCCCCGCCGACCCATCGGCCGTGAGGATGCGGCGGAGGTTGATGCCGGCAAAAGTGTGACCCAGCTTCGCAGGCTGGGCCATGGTTGAATCGAGCTGCCGGTCCATCGATGCGACTCCTCGGTTGGGCGGAGAGGCATCTTAGGCGCGGCGGCCTGGCGTCGTCAAGTAATTTCCTAAATAATTCCTCAAAGACTTGAATTCGAGAGCAGGAACACGGAGAATCATCGATGAAGCCGACTGTTGCCCCGCCAGGAGTCAAAACCTTGGACGGCCTCTACATCGACATCCCCGCACCGCTCCGTCGCCTCGTAGCCGAAACGGCGAACAAGGAAGGGGTCAATCTGAACGTCTTCGTTGCCAGGGTGCTTGCCGCGCACTTCGGCAAACCCGAGCTCGGCATCATTACCACACGCGCGGGGCGCAAGCCGAAAGAGTTCGCCGAAGCCAAGTAGCTCACGCCGTAAAAGACTTCCACGGCCGGCGCCCACCGGCCGTTTTTCATTTGCACCCTGGCCCCCTCCACTCCACAATGCGGGGAATTCTCAGGAGGGCCGGCTCGCTACCGGCCAAGCGTCCGCCGGCGGCGCTGTAGCCTGCACCCGCAGCACGCCGCCCGCGGGCGACCTGGTCAGCCCGAGGGTGCAGCCATGTCGAAGCGCACGCGCGCTGGTGCCGCGGCCGCGACGTGGATCGTGTAGACCCGCACCTTGGGATTCGCCAGCAGGCTCAACCAGTGGCCGGACCGGAAGTAGTAGTCGCGGCGCAGCACGGCGTCCGAGAACTCGCGGATGGCTGGCTCGTCGGCGGCACCACAGTGGTGCAACGTGATGCACGGCTCCTCGGCGGGACGTGCTGCGGGGCCGGCCGGCGGCCGGCGTGTGGGCGGCGTGGTCGTGGCTGGGCGGAAGTGCGCCATGGTCTGGCCCTCGCGTGTCGCGGGGGACTATGGCCGGAAGGCACGCGCGGGTCAAGAGAAGAGTTTCGTCAGCAGCCAGGTGAGGACCGTGCTGATGGCCGTCGCGATGGTCGCGGCCACGCAGTTTTCGTTCCAGGTCCAACGCCACCACCAGGGGCAAGCGAGGCGGGCACCCTCAGCCCGCCCGGCCTCGGTCAGTGCGATGAACCCGGACGCGCGAGGCTGGGAGAGGAGGTCGACATTCCCCGCGCTATCGGGCAATGCGCTTGCCGTGATCCAGCCCCTGGCAAGGAGGTAGTGGGCTGCGCAACGCAGGGTACAGGGAAACAGGCGCGGACACAGGTGATCCAGCGGCCACGGTGCACCAGTCGTGCCGTCCGTCTGGCGCCAGAGATCGAGCAGGAGCTGGTTGCAGTGCTCGAGTCGCAGCGGCGGCAGGATCGGTTTCATGGGCGGAGAGTATACCAGCTTGGCAGTACAGGCGCCTGCACTCGCGGCTAAGATGGGAGGATGAGCCAGCAAGTTCCCGACTGCCAGCGTTGCCGGCGACCCGTCGAGCTGCCCGAGCTGCAGGAAGTCGAGCTGTGGGCGTGGGGGGAGCGGCAGGGGAAGCTGCTCACCTGCCTGTGCCTGGAGTGCCGCGGCCTCGTCGAGGCCGGGCTCTATGGCGTGTTCGTGCCGGCCGCCGGCGAGAAGCTGGATCAATCTAGTCGACCAGGTGAGTAGAACCGATGCCGGCGACCTAGGTTTGACTACGGCCGCCGGGTTCTGATAATGCCGGTGGAGACCCTAGGTCGATCTACAAGGAAGCCCCGCAGGGCGAAGCCTGCCGGGGCTTCTTCCCAGCTGAGATGGGCTCGACTGCATGCGCGAGCTTGATATCCGCAAGGCCCTGCGCGACTTCCTCGTGGCCAGTCACGCCATCGACCAGGACACCCTCGTCGTCGATGAGCTGGGTCTCTGCCAAGGCGATGCCCGGGTCGATCTCGCCGTCATCAATGGCGCACTAAACGGCTACGAGATCAAGAGCGACCGCGACACGCTGGACCGACTCCCTCGGCAGCGCGACTTCTATAGCCAGTGCTTCGAGCGGATGACGATCGTCGTCGGCCGCAAGCACATCCAGGCAGCACGTCGAGCCGTGCCCGCGTGGTGGGGCATCGTCGAAGCCGCCGACTGCAACGGCCAGGTTGTGCTAACCTCTATCCGGACCGCCAAGCCGAACCGAGCAATTCACCCCGAGGCCCTGGTCAAGTTCCTTTGGAAGAATGAACTCATCGCGGCCCTCCGCGAAGTCGGCGTGACCGGTGAGCTCAGGCACGACACGCGGCTTGAACTGCGCGCGAGGCTCACTGCAGCCGCTCCGGCCGGCGAGCTTCCCCGGCTCGTTCGCCTGCAGATCAAAGCGCGGGGTGAGTGGCGATCCCGTCCTTCACCGTTTCGAGGTGGTGGTTCACGCCGATCTTCCGCCAAGTCTCAGCGTTCCCAGGCGAACCTCCGGTGGTTGCTTTCGTGTGGATCTCAGCATCCCCAGCGCTGAATCCCTGACCGCGGTATTCCGGCCTGCCCACCAAATCCCGGCAGATCGAGATGAACTGACCATAACCGGCGGCGTGCGTGAACACATTGTGCCCCTTCCAAATCAGGAACGCGTCCGGTGTGGTGTACCTGATCTGGGCGAGGATCGTTGCGCGACCGGTGGGCGGGAGGTCGGTGTGAGAAATGGCATAGTCCCCATAGGCCGGCAGCCGGGCCGGCTTCCGGCTCCGAGTGAAGAGACCTAGCCAGCCCAGCCAGTCGCAGCGCGCCGAGAGGCTCCAGCCCTTAGCGAGCGGTGCACGATGAATTCTTCGGGCGGAGTTTCTGCAAGTCAAGTTCGGCCAGCGCCAGCTGCAAACGATTCCAGGAGTGGCTCAGTTTCCCGGCGGTGGCGGCGGAGGCGTCTGAGACGCTTTCGCGTAGCGGACGATCGCGAGCGCCAGGTCAATCTCCGGCTTGGGGTCCGGCTTGATCTGGGCGATCGTCAGCAGCCCCTCGGCCGTCTCCAGGAGCGCGGTCAGTGTCAGGTTCATTGCTTCCTTCCCTCCTGTGGTTTCCCGCCCGCATGTTGGGTTCCTACTTCCTCCGCAGCACGAACTCAATCGCGGCTTCGGTCACCGGGTTCAAGGTCTGATCGACGCCGGCGGGCAGCGGCAGGTAGGTGGCCTCGAGCTTCTCGACCCGCAGCGGCTCGGCCAGGTCGTTGACGCCGGCGAGCAGCTCGAAGACGTTGATCGACGCCGGCGACCAGCTCGCCCTCTTCGACAGCGTGAACGTGTGCTTGTGGTCCCGGTTGAACCGCGGCGGCCACTTGCCCTGCTCGTAGAGGTCCTCGTCCGGAATGAGCACGACCAGGTGTCCGCCCGGTGTCACCACCTGACACCACCGCCGCAGGGCCACGTGCGGGTAGTAGAGATGCTCGAGGCAGTGCGACGAGTGCAGCCAGTCGAAGGCCCCGCATCGGATGCCGCGCAGGGCCTGGGCGTCGCCCTGCTTGCGGTCCCATCCCTTCACCGTGCCCATCCCGGGGAACAGGTGCCGCCACTGGCCGAGGCTGTCATGCCCGCAGCCCACGTCGATGCCGGCGCCCGCGAACCAGCGCACGTAGGACACATCCCGCAGCCGACGGGCAATTGATTTACTCGTCTCGTTCATCCTTCTCTTCCCCTCATGGGCGATCGGGTTTACGCATCTGGTTAACGACTTCCTCCCGGTCACTCGACGGCGAAGTCCGCCGGCGGCACGTGGTTGTACCAGGCGTCCGGCCTGGCGAAGTGCGTCCCCTGGTGGGCAGGCTCCTTGACCTGCTGAACCTCGATGACGCAGGGGACCTTGAGCCCCTCGGCGATCGCCCGCGGGGAGCTCTGGTTGCCGACGAAGAGCCGGCAGCCGGCAATGACGCGGGCCACGTCGAGCAGGGTCGGCGTCGGCACGATCGCCACGTGGCCGACATTCGCTTCGAAGTCTGCGTGCTCCTCGTGAGTCCCGACAAAGCCGGCCCGCTTCCCGAAGCGGGCATGGAGTTCGCGCCAGGGGAAGCGTGAGTTGCGGTACCGCTGGGAGCGCGCGAACACCACGGGCGCCATGGCGTTCGGCTCGACCTGCAGCCAGCGGCCCGGCGGGCTGGCGGCGGCCAGGTCTCCCGAGTAAGGGGTGGCCAGCCAGTGGGCGTGCTGATCGGCGATGTTGAACCCATGCCGCCAGAAGCGGCGCTGGCCCACGTCGATGCGTACGCCCAGCGGCCGCTCGCGCCATTCCGCGCGGGCGATGTAGGACTGGGCCCGCAAGAGCGGCAGGATGTCCTCGGCGTGCTCCGCGCTCATGCGCACCCGCGTGTCGCCGGCGGGGCAGAGGTAGAACGTACACGGCGTGGCCGCCTCGTCGCACAGGAACTTGGTGGCCATCAAGCTGTAGACGATGTCGCCGTAGTCGCCGTGGTGGCTGAAGATCATTGCCGTGCCCCCTGCCAAAACCTGGTTGCCTCGGTGCGGTTGACGATGTCCGATCGGCCGGCGCCCTGCCCGCACAGCAAAGGGTCGGGGCTGTAGACGCGGTGCGCCTCCTGCCAGCGACCGAAGCTGTGATCGATGTGCGTCCGGCTCTCAGCCCACAACGCGTACAGGGCCCGCATGACGTCGCGGCCCCGCACCACATAGGCGTGGGTGCGCTGGGCATAGACCACGCGGCGGACGCCGTCGGCGATCGCCGGGGCCTTGGCCTGGTGTTCGCAGCCCAGCATGAGCCCCTGCCAGTCGCGCGGGACGCGGGCCAGGAACACATCGAGTCTGGCCGCGAACTCGGGCAGGAACACGCAGTCGTCTTCGAAGACCGTCAGCGTCTCGATGCCGTCGCGGAGAGCATCCTCGAGCACGCGCAGGTGTGATTGCCGGCAACCCCAGGCCCCGACGCCGCCACGCCAGTTGCCGGGGTGGGGCGAGAGCTGGCCGTCGATCGCCGGCACGCGCTCGATCTGGTCCCAGAGTGGAGACTGTAGGCCTGTTGTGGCCACAGTGAATTCCTGCAGCCGGTCGGGCCGGCGATCGAGGTTGATCACGACGGCCCGCTTGACGCCGAACTCGGCCGGCGTCGCCGGCGGTACTTCGCCCGGCGCGGGCAAAGGCGGCGGCGGATGTGGTTCACGCGTCCGGCAGCCGCGGCAGCGGGCCACGCCGTCGAGCTTCTTCGACAGCGTGCATTCGCCGTGCACGGCGCAGGCGAACACGCTCAGCTCGACGCCTCCGGTGCAGCTCGGGCACTCCTGCTTCCGCACCTCGGGCCCGCGATGAATGCACGGGAGCTGCTCGGCGACCTGGTCCCCGCCGATCCCGGACCACTTGTCCCACAGCCGGCGGTAGCGGCGGCCGAGGCGGTTGTCCATCTGGGACAGCGCCCGCTCGCGCAGCAGATGCGGCCGCTGGTGGCGGGCGCAAAAGTCGTGCTCGTCGAGTTGGCAGATCATTCGGTCACCAGGACGCTGATGGATGAGCCGGGCGGACAGGAACCCAGGCCGCTGAAGGTGGTCATGTTCGTGCAAAAGGAGATTGGGTCACAACTGCATGCTCCGCACAGGCCGGTGTTGGCGAAGCCCGCGATGGAAATGATGAACCCGTTGCAGGAGCCGCCGGTGCAGCAGAACTGAACGCTGACGCTCTGCCCGCACAGCGTCACAGTGCCCAGCCAGCAATTGCTGCCGTTCCATGTGAGCACTCCCGAAGCTGTCGCGTCTCCGGTTATCGAGACGTGCAGCGTCTCCGGTATCTCGTTCGGGCAGCAGCTCGTGACTCCGCCGCCGCCGCCGCCCCCGCCGCCTCCGCCCCCGCCGCCCGAGATGCAGTCGCACGTGCCCAGCGTGAAGGGCCCATCCCGGCAGATCAGCTCGCCGCAGACGTAGGTGTCGTAGTACTCGCTGATCGTCGAGCCCGAGGCGGTCAGCGAGGTGAAGCTGCCGTGCAGGCCGCGGCACTCGACGATGTAGAGCGCTTGGCACTCGCGGCCGTGGGTGCCGCCCGAGCCCTCGAGCGTGGGCGGGCCGTCGTCATCGTCATCGTCGCGTTCAGCCTTGATCGGCGGGATGATGCTGTGGTAGACCGCGTTGAAGCGCATGCCCACGAACAGCTTCTTGCCGCAGGTGGCCGCGACGTAGACGCGGTCCTTCATCGTGTTCTTCCAGGAGCACGTATCGATGTCGAACTCCTGGATGTTCCCCTCGAAGATGTGCAGCTTCTCGGAGTCGCAGATCGTGCAGTCGTCCTCCTCCTCGCCCGAGCCCGACCCGGAACCCGTGGGGCAGTAGACGCCGAGCTCCGCCTGGATGAGGATCTGCCGGACCGGATTGCTGGCATTGACCCCGTAGACCGGCGACGTCTGGACATAGGAGTTGCACGGCCCGTCGATCGGGTAGGCGATGGCGGTGGGGCCTTCCGGCCACTCATCGGAGAGGCGCTGGGCGAAGTAGCGCTTCCCCACCAAGAGCGGCTGGCCTTCAAGGTCGATGACCCCGACGCAGGCGCCGTCGACCCACCGGTCGCAGTCGCGATCCCACGTCTGCAGTTGGCCGATGTGCATCCAGGAGAGGCAGGGCTGATCTTCGCCGGACCCAGCCGCCCCGGATCCCGTGCAGGTGGTGAGCGGGCCCATGGCGCTCGCCTTCTGGTAGATCTTCACGATCACCCGCTCGCCGGCGACCGTCACAGCGGGGGCGAACACCAGCTTGCCGTCACTGTGTGTGGCGATGCAGCGCGCGAGATAATCCCGGCCTACATCGAGCTGGTCGCCGTTCCAGTCCTTGAGCCAGCACGCGTTCAGGTCGCCGTCGGCGTTCGTGGAGACGTCGTAGGATTTGATCCGGCCCGGGGCCCAGTCCGAAAAGGGTGCCCCCCCGGAGCCGACGGCCCCGGTGCATTCGACGAGATGGACCAGCGGCGTCTTGTGCGCAGCGCGGCCCGGCCGCCGGCCGTCGCCGGCGGCCATGCCCTCCACTTCGCGGACGACGGCGCTGATGCGCGTGGCGTCCGCCTGTGTTGGCAGCCAGACTTCCTCGGGCATCCCTGCCCCCTTGCCCCTGCTAGTCGTTGAAGACGCGGATGCGGACCTTGCAGTCTGCGGTGTCGGCCTTCCACCGGATCGTGATGCCCGGTTCGAGACGCAGAACGTGACGGTCTCCAGGCTTCAACCGGTGATAAGGAACCATGACGCCACCCGACTTGGGGCCGATCCGCACGAAGTTGGTCGGGTCCAGGTTGTGGATCGAGCACCAGCCCAGCGTGGCGATGTCCGCGGCGATAGGCAGGTCCTCCTCTGCGGCCTGACCGACCACCACGACCTTGTCGTCGATGACCTGGAGGCTCTGGGTTTCGCTCTTCTCGAGCACCTGATCGGGACTGTCGAGCTTGGTGCTCGTGTCCTTGATCGAGAGCGCGGTGGTAACCTTGATCGTTGCGGCCATCCGTGGCCTCCTTTCATTGCTCGAAGCCCATGATCTCCAGCAGGGGCGAGAGCGCCACCTGGGCACGCGTCTGGAACCGGCAGTAGATGAGCGGCGTGGTGCCCGAGGCGACGAGCTTGCGGCCCATCAGGTCGAGCGGGTGCGGCCGGGAGAGCTGGGCGCCGTTGCCGTCGGTGATCTCCTCGTAGTTACCGGTGCCCAGATTGAGCCCGCGGTAGCCCGCGTTCATCGGTTCGTAAAAGAAACCGTCCTCGCTGAACAGGAGCTTCAGGGTGACGCGCTTGAACTTCACATTGCTCCGCTTCTCGTTGCCCCAGGTGAGCGCCGCCGGCCGCACGTGGTGCGGTGGATAGTCGAGGATGTAGTCGCTGTTGGTCTTGCGCCGGTACTGGCGCCGGAGCCCCTGCAACTCCGTGACGGTGAGCTGCAGGTTCTTGGTGATCGTCAGCACGTCGATCTCGTGGTCCTCGGTGGGCGGCGGATCGAAGGCGTCGTACGCCGTGTTGACGACCGGGATCCGCTGGCCATCGCCCCCGAGCAGCGTGCCGGGAATGGGGTCGCGCGGGAAATTGCCCCCCACGCTGAACACTTCGAAGAGCTCGCGGGCGTAGGCCCACTCCAGTGCCTTCTGCACGATGTCGGAATCGCCGGTGATGACGGCCGGCTCGAGCAGCGGGTTCTCGCCGGGCGTATCCTTGTCGCTCTGGTGGGTCGAGTAGTCGAGAATGGCTTCCAGGACCCGGGGGTTCTGCGGGTCATTGACCACCCGCCGGCGGACGCACAGGGAGTCGCGGTCTTCCTCGTCGAAGGTCCTGTAGAAGTCCCCCTTCTTGGGTAGATCGGGGTGACTCAGCACCGCCTTCGCGCCGTCCTTGCCGGTGTCGCTCTGGGCCCGGAAGGAGCGTATGTAATCCTTGCGGTTCTCCTCCTCCTCGTCGGAGCCGGCGCGGCCGTGCCAGGTTTCTTTGATCAGGACGATGGCCATGCTCACTCCGGAATCGTCTGGGTCTTCATGCTCGGCAGCCGTTCCCGCAGCACCTTGAAGATGTCGTCGCCGTTGCGGCGGGTCTGCTCCTGCTTGATTTCGAGGATCTTCACCGCCCGCTCGAAGCGGCTGGCGATGTCGTTGCGCTCCCGGGACTGGGCGGAGAACTGGTTAGCCGCGCTGACCGCCTCGGCCGAGCCGCGCACCATGCCTTCCGGCAAGCGGCGCGAGCCAGGCTCGCCGGCGGCCGCGATGAGGTCCTCCGCCAACCTGGCGGTCTGTCGCTTCACAAGCTCGGGGTCGAGGCTCATCTCCGTGAGCTGCAGGTTGGCCAGCTCCTGCTGGAACTTCTCCAGCGGGGTGCGCGTGTCGTCGAAGATGCGCTGCGCCAGTTGGGCCTCTTCCTGCAACCTTGACAGGCGCTGCTTTTCCACCTCGGCGAGCCGCTTCTGTTCCTCCCGTTGCTGGATCAGTCCGGCAACCCGTTGTTCGTTGGCGTAGCTGGCCCCGCGCTGGGCCAGCTCCCAGAGCTTGGCCTGGTCGGCGCTCATGCCCTCCGTGGCGATCTGCTTGCGGAGCTCGGCCTCGAAGTCGGCGACGTCCTTGGTCAGCTTCTCGTGCCACTTCTCCAGCTTCTCAAGTGCGGCCATCTCGAGCGCTTTGCCGAGGGGCGCCTCCGCCTCGTCGGGTTTCGTTTTGTACTGCCAGAAGGGCCCCTTGCCGCCCTCCATCTTGTTGATCTGCTCGAGGACTTTGTTCAGCACGGGGACGACGCTGGTGCTGAGGTTGTCCTTGAACTGGGTCCACGTCGCGCTCAGGCGCTTGACGTTCTTGTCCGCTTCGCCGGCACGCTGGAAGGCCTCGGCCGTGATGTTCACTTCCTGCCCCAGCTTGCGGATGCCGTCGGCGCCCTGGTTGATGAACGGCATCAGTTCGCTTACGCCCTTGCCAAAGATGTTCTTCGCCAGGGCGGCCCGTTGGTAGGAATTCTGCACCCGCGACAGTGCCTCCGCGGTCTGCAGGAAACCCCCGGTGACGCCCTTCCCGGCGAGATCCTGGGCGCTCAGCCCAAGGCGGGAGAAAGTGCGCTGCATCTCGGCGTTGCCCATCGAGGCCTCGCCGACGTTGTCGATGTACTTCTCGAGCCCCTTGACCAAGCTGTCGAACGAGGCGTCCGACAGCTCGGCGGCGTGCTTGAGACGGTAGAGGGAGACCGCGGACATGTTCAGACGCTCGGCCGCGTCGCCAATGTCGTCGAGCCGTTCGATGGACTCAATGAACTGATGCAGGGCCAGGCCGCCCGTCGCCATCGCGGCCCCCACTGCGACCATGGGCGTGGCAAAACTGCTCAGCTTATTGAGCTTGCTCTGGAACCCCGCCACCTGCGCAGCCCCGCTCGACAGGCCGCTCGACAGCCCCTGGGCGTTCGCCACCAGCTTCACCGCCAGCGTCCCGATGCTCGCCATCCGTGACCTCTCCTCCGAGTGCCATCACCCAGAGCTTGCCCAGGAACACCTGGTGCTCGTCGTCGGTCTGCTGCTTGCGCTTGCCGGCCAGGTGCGGGAAGTACTCGCCGAGTTCGATCTTGCCGCCACCCTTCTGCCACGGCAGGAGACTGGTGTGGCCGGAGTAGAGGGCGCGCATGTCATCGCGCTCCGGGCCCCAGGGCATCAGCTTGAACATGGCCTGCCACTCGCGCCACTTCGTGGCCCCGATCGAATCGAGCATGGCGTCCGGGTCAGCCCAGCCGAGCTGCCAGGCTAAGAGGTAGGCGATGAGTCGCCGGGGCCGGCGTCGGAGTTTTTTGCGACGTCCTCCAGGTCCTGGTTCTTCCTCCCGTTCAGCCGTTCGGCGACCTCGTAGACGCGATCGAGGGCCCGCCCGCCGGCGTCGCGGCTCATCCAGGAGACGTCCGCATCGGTGAAGAGGCGAATCCCCTCCGGGTCTCGAATCGCCAGCACGCACAAGCGCGCCCGGGTGTCAGCAAGGCTGAGCTTCACCTTGCCGCGCTTCTGCAGCAGGCGCGATTCCTCGAACTTGTCGAGCTCGCCGGCCGGGATCTCCCAGACGAGGACGGTACCGCCCCACTCTGGGACCTCGACTTTCTCGCGGGCCAGGCTGTCCTTGTTGCAGCGCTGCTTGATTTGCTGAGCGGTCAACAGATCCATGGCGAAGCGACCTCCATGTCGAGACGGGCAACCCAGGCAGCGGCTCAAGTGCCGAGCTTGAGGGCCGCGATGAAAACGCTGGTGACTCCTGAGTAGCCCACGTTCATGTTGCCCTGGGAATCGTTGTAAGTTCCCTGCGGGAACGGACCGATCAGCTTGCGCTCGCCGGCGGCGATGCTGACCGTGCGATCGGTAACCGGCTGACCGTCGACCGTGCTTTGAATGTCGAGGGTCAGCGTGATGCCGCCGCCCCCGCCGTTGTGCACATAGATGAACTCGTTCCCGGTGTTCGGGAGCTTGTCGCCGGCCACGTCGGCGGGCTGGTCGGCCGCGACGAGCTCGATGCCGGCCCGGTTGATGGTCTGGACGCTGAGCGTCGCCATGGTCCTTCCTCCTGCAAGGCCCGGGCCCGCGTGCCGCCGCGGAGCTGCGGGCGGAACCGCGGACTAGCTGCCCGGGGTAAAGGTGGGCAAGCCGCTGAGCTTGATCAACGCCGGCATCCGGTAGCTGTCGTCGGACTCGGCCTGGGCTTCAGAGATGCCGAGCTTCTTCAGGTGGCCGCGGGCCTCGATCTTCGCCGGCGTCGTCTGCCCGGTGGCCAGCGGCAGCTCGACGCGCCACCAGAGCTTGTTGCCGTCCTTGAAGAGCGTGCGGGCCGTGCTGAACTGGGCCTGGTCGAAGAGCAGCTCGAAAGGCATTTCGCCGGCCTTGATCCACGACGCGATGAATTCCTCGGCGAAGTCGTCGGACTCGAGGTGCGTGACGCTCGACTCGCTGCGCTCCATGTCGGAGGGAGTGACCAGCCGCAGGCTGGAGAACTTGGTGTAGGCGGCGCCGTCGGTGGAGTAGTAGAGCTTCGACTTGTAAGGGTGCAGGGGCATGGGGATTCCTTTCCGTTACGCCGCTCAGTCCTGATGGGCCGCAAGAATCTGGTCAGCGACCGTCCGCGGCGTTGTATCGAGGACCATCACCTTGGTGCCGTCGTCAAAGAGAAGCACGGCGACCGGCACATCCGGCTCGCCGCGCAGGTCGCGGGTCCGCTCCCGCACCGCGCAGAGGCTCAGAGGATCGACGAGGATGCGTTCGCCATCGCGGGCCACGGTGAAGGCGATCATGGCTCCGGCCTCTCGTAGATCATGCGGATCTCGATCAGCACAAACGGGTCGCCTGTCTCGTCCGCGAACTCATCCTCCTCGAAGTCGACGCTGTCGTCGTCCACGAAGCAGGCTTGCACGCGTACGCCGGCGGCCGTGCCTTGCCAGCCGTCCAACTCCTCAATGGCCAGGTCGGCGAGCGCCTCCGCCTGCTCGTCGTCCTTGCCGTAGCACCACACCTGGTGGCGAGCGACCTTGGTGGTCGAGGGCCCCTCCAGGTGCAGCTCCGCCCGGTTGCCGACCCGGCGATGCACGATGTAGGGCGGGTCCTCCTTCTGACCGGCCCGGCGTTTCCGGACCCGCTGGCCCACCAGGCCCGCGATCGCTGTGTTCGCCAGGAGAATGGCCCGCAGGGCTTTGCCGCTCATGCGCCGCTCCTGGCTTTGGCCGCCTCCCGCGCGAGCCCCTCGGTCACCTTCTGCCGGAAGATCGCCGCCGACTGGCCCTTGGTCTGCTCGGCCGAGGACCTGATGATGCGAAAGGCACGGTAGCCCGGGTGCATTCCACCCTTTTGTTTCGCCTGCCGGCCGAGCCGGGCTTTCGCCCGGTCGAGCGAGCGTTGCTTCGACGCGATCCGTGAGATCGAGTCTCCCCGGAACACACTGCGGAGGAGGCTGTCCTTGGCCCGCTGAATGCCCTGGGCCGCTCGATCTCGGTGGTCCTTTCGCAAGAGCTTCGAGCCCTTGCCGGTCGCGTGCGGCCGGACGGCGTCTTCGAGCAGGTGACTGTACATGGTCGGGTCGACAGGTATCGGCTTCTTCCTCCCGGGTCGCTTCCAGAAGATCTTCATCCTGCGAGCCGCCCCCACCATGGCGACGACGGTCGCGGTCTTGTCGTAGTACCTGATCTTTCGCCGCAGAGCCCGGGCGTACTGGCCGCTGCGTCGATGCTTCATTAGCTTTCGCTCGACCGCTTTCAGCACCGGCCTGCTCGCAGCGGAGGCCGCCTGGAAAAGCACGCGCCGGCGGATGCCTGTGTCCAGTTTCTTCAATGCCCTCATAACCTCCGGGACGCCTTCGACCCTGGCGGCGACCGCGAATGCCTGCTGGACCACGTCAGGACTTCTCCTTGCAAATCACCACGTGCTCGACCTTGCGGCCATCTGGGTTCGTGATCGAATCGATGTAGAGCAGCCGCTCGCCGAACTTGTAGCGCTGGGTCTGCTTGAGGTCGGTTCGAAACCGGTGCTTCACCCGGCAGATCCGCCGGGCCTGGACCTGCTGGGCCTGGAACAGCTCGCCGCCCTCGAGATCTTCGACCTCGGCCCAAAAGCGGGCCACCGGGTTCCAGCCGTCCTCGATGACCGCCCCCTCGGGCGATTCATGGGTGACCGCCTCCTGCAGTTCCACGCGGTGTCGCATCCTGCCGATCTGCATGGGTCACTTCTGCTCGGGGACCAGGCTTACCTGGCACTTCGCCAGCGAGAGGTACGGCGACTGCCCGGTCTCCGGCGTGGGGACCTCCAGCCGCAGGCTGACGCTCGTTTCGTAGAGGCCGGTTATCCGGCAGGGCACCCACACCAGGTCGCCGACCTGCAGCCCGTTGCCGCCCCGGTCCACGTGCCGCGGCTTCGCCGGCGGGCTGGCCGGGATCGCCGGCGCGGCCTTCTCGACCGGCTTCTCCGCGGGCTTGGCGTCGCTCTTCACCTCAGCCATGACGTCTCCTTCGGATGTACGCGCGCCTGTACTGCCGGGCCGCCGCCGCCCGCAGGCCTTACGCCTGCGAAACCTCGACCTCGAAGCGATTGCAGCCGGCCGGCGTGAACACCTTGATCTTGTGGGCGAACCGATCGGTGATCGTGAAGCCCTGGCCGGCCCCGAGCTCCAGCTTCTTGCCGACGCCCAGCTTGTCGATCAGTTCGTTCAGGAGGCCGTCCGCTTCCGCGTAGGCCTGCTTGCCGCGATCTCGCGCGGCCAGGTACTGCCGGGCCTTGAGGCGGAGCGTCGCGGCGTCGACCTTTTTCCTGGGCATCAGCTTCTCCTTCGTCGGGTCGCCGGCCGCCGCCGGCGTGCGGGCAGCAGCCGGCAGAAGCGAGCGATGCGTTCCTTGTCTCGCAGGCCTTCCGCAAACAGCCGCCCGTCAGCCTTCAGCACGATCGGCGGCGGGCCTCCCACCAGCAGCGGCACCCTGGGGCTACCCATAGAAGCCATACCCTTCGCACTGCAGCAGGCTGGTCACTGCGAGGCCGAGCTCGGTGGCGATCGTGCCGGTGACCCAGGCCTCCCGGTTCACGTACCAGTGGCCGAGCACCATGAGGATCGCCTGCTTCACGGTCCGCGGCACGGCGTCCGCATTCGCGTAGCCGGCCGTGAAACGGATCGTGATGGGCCACGGTCGGTCGGCCTGCAGGGCCGGCCAGCTCTTGCCCGGGGCCCGCTCGATCCAGCCCGGCTGCCGCCACGGCAGCCACACCTGGTACGTCGCGGCGTCGAGCGTCTGCTGCGCCCCGCCCGAGTCCCAGTACTTGACCGAGCCCACCGACGCGAGCGGCGGCCGCGGCAGCTTCAGCGTCTCCCACCAGCACCGCACCGGCACGTCGAACGTCGCGGGGAGGAACTGGCGGTGGCCGTCGATCTCCTGCTCGCAGAAGGTCGTGGCCGCGGCCAACTGCTCATTGATGAGATCGTCGTCGTCGGCGACCTCGACCTTCAGATGGGCCTTGGCCCTGGGCAGCGTGGTCACCAGGCCCGCCGGCGGCGTCACCAGAATCAGCGGCCCCAGCAGCGTGGGCAGAAACAGCGGCTGTCGGGGTTCCAGAGTCGGGTGCATCCTTGCCTCGGTGCCAAGCGGCGATGCCGCGTCTCACGAGCTCGACGGCCACGCCGTAGTCGAGCCCGCTGTCCACTACGCCCGGCTGCCGGCCGCGCCAGAACTGACGGAACCGGACCGCCTGGGCTGTTGCCGCTGCCATGCGAACACTCCTCGTCGATGCGTTGGGGTCGCCAGCCGCGCGGCTACACCCGCATGCGCTGGGAGTAGCCCGCCTCGGCCGCCGTGCGCGGGGCGTCCTTCGAACGCCAGAGCCGGGTCACGATGACGATGAACGTGCCGGCGGCGCCGTCGCCGACCGTGGCCGAGACGTCCAGGTAGCGCTTCCGCCCCCGCAGATCGAGGAAGAAGGAGAAGATCTTGTTGTCGTCCGTCGCGCTCGGCAGCGTGGACGCCGACCCGGTGTCGTTGTTGTCGGTGCCGAAGCGGGTGCCCACGATGTCCGCGAAACCCGACCCGGAAACGTCGGATTCCTGCACCTTGAGCACGGTCATGGCGATATCGAGGGCGCCGAGAAAGACCTCGATCTGGGCGTAGTCGTAGCCCAGGCGGTCGATCTCCGCCGTGACCACCGCGGCGTTGTCGATGATCGCCGCCGGCGGCGTGGTGAGCAGGACTTTGCAATCGTCTGGAGGAATCACGGGCTGGTCTCCTTGAGGCCCCGCCGGCGGGCGGGCTGCCGGTTATGAACTGCCGCCGCGGATCCGCGTGCGGATCCGCGGCGGCGATCAGGTCAGGATCGACTACGGGCCGGTCTGCAGGCCGACGATCGGGCCCGGATCGGTGCTGCTGCCGACGTCGTGGCAGTTGATGTCGAAGCGCTCCGAGCCGCGGACCGCGATCTGGCCGCGTTCAAACACGTTCTCGCCGCCAACCGTGGCGTGCTCGCTGAAGGCGATCTCTTCCTGCTGGCGGTCGCCGAAGGCGGCGCCGAGCTTGTAGGCGCCGAGCGTGCAGCTCACCGTGGCCACGGCGGTCACTTTGGGGAACACCTGGGAGAAGTTGACCGGGTAGCCCTTGAAGAGCGGCCGGGCCCGCTGGCCCTGCCGGATCTCGTAGGCCGGCACGCCGCCGGCGGCCTGGACGAGCTTCTCCATCACCTCGTAGTAGAACGTGCGGTGGCAAAGCCACGAGGCCTCGGGCGTGTCCGCGAACTCGGGCAGCTTGCCCACGACTTTGTCGAAGTCGGCCAGGACCAGGGCGGCCCAGGTGTTGCCCGTGCCCTGGATGACCAGGCCGGCGGAGTCGGTGCCGGCGGCGTCGAGGTTCTGGAGCTTGTGGCGGATGCCCTGGATGCCGCCGTAGGTCGAGGTGCCGTCGCCGTTGAAGCCGCACTGGTCCTCCTTCTCGGAGAACGCGTAGACGATCTCGCCGATGAGGGTGTCGCCCCAGTTGATCACCGAGTCGGCGTTGACCTGTCGGGAGATCCTCGTGAGGGCGACGAGGTCCCGGGCGACCAGGCGGACCTGGTCCCAGGTCATGTTGGACTCAGTGGCGGCTTGATTCTCGCCCACGAAGTAGGCCGTCAGCCCGCCCGTGCGGCGCGGGTCGGTCTTCGTGTCCGAGATCATGGGCTCGCGGCGGAAGAGCATCCGGACCTTGCCGAACGTCTCGCGCAGCACAATGATGTCGCGGCCGAACTCCTCGGGGATGAGGTATTGAGCGCCGCTGCTGTCGTTGGAGCCGACGGCCCCCATGTGGCGGTCGACGAACTCGACAGCCTCGCGGAAGTTGTAGCGCCCCGGCATCTGCCGGCTGAGCGTGGCCATGGCCCACATACCAAACCGGTAGGCCCGCTCCTCGGCGTTATGGCCGTCGCGCTCGCCCCGGAAGTGCTGCAGGTTCCCGGCCCAGCGGCTGGCCGCGGCGGGGATGGTGATGCGGGTGCGCTCAGCCGGGACGTCCGCGCGGTTGGCCTGGTCCGGATCGGTCAGGCGGTTCTGGCCCGGGTTCACCGTGCGGCGCTCGCGTTCCTCGCGCGCCTTCTTGGCCGCGGCCGCCTCCGCCTCGAGCTTGGTCCGCTCTTCCTCGCGGGCGATGCGGTTCTTTTCCTTGTCGATGGCGGCCACGGTCTTGGCCCGCTCCGCGACCAGGCGGTCGTGCTCGGCCTTCTGCTCGGCCGACAGCTCGTCGTGGGCCAGGAGGGCATCGAGCTTGGTGTCGATGTCCTTGAGCGCGGCCAGCATTTCTTCCAGTGTCTTCTTCACGGGCCCTCTCCTGGGGATGGGCCGGTGGAGGGGCGCGCACAATTAGCGCAGCGTGGCCACCGGCAAGCCTTCTTGCCCGCAGCTCCCACGTGCGCAACGGCGTAGGGGGGAGGCTCGCTGCCGCGTATACGGAGCAAGCAACGGCTTGCCTGGCGCCCGCGACGGCGTGCGAATCGAAATGTCAGCACGCCACGATGCCAAGTCCCTGGGATTGTGCAAGAGCAGTTTTTGCCGACGGCCGGCCCGCCGCGGGATCCGGCGGCGGTCGATCGCCATCACCAGCCGGCGGATCATGCGGCATCAGCTGGCGGCGCGTGATCCGGCGGCGACTCCAGGAGGGCCCCGCCGCGGGATCATGCGCCGCCAGCTGATGCCGCTGGATTGATCGGCCCTCGAGAAACAAACGCCTCCGCCAGAATGGCCTGGCGTTCCAAGTCGGGGAGGCGCTGCAGGCCGGCCGCCCAGGTCCGGACCTTCCGGGCGATCCGCTCGCGCTCCCGCTTCTCGTCGCCGAGGTAGCGGTAGTCGTGCAGCTCGGCCGGCTCGGGATAGTTCATCCACAGGAACTCCCGGGCCACCCGGTTTCCCCTGGTGACCGCGTTGAACGAAATCGACCGCCACTTCTGCAGGGCCGCGGCATAGAGCGGCGACCAGTAGCCGGAGATCGCCACCGGGCAGGGGAGCTGGTTGGCGACGTCGAGCAGCTCCTCGTGCTGCTCGGGGGTCATTTCGTAGCGGTACAGCTTGCGACGCGAACGGCGCGTGGAAAGCAGGTAGGGCGGATCGAAGTAGACGAACCAGCGGGATCCCGCCGCACGATCGTGCGACGCCGGATCCGCGGGCGGTCGGCCGACGCCGACGCATCCCGCGACCGCAGCTGCGGTCGCATGATCCGTCGGCTTCTCCCGGGCTACGCGGTAGAGGGCAAACGTGTGCTTGAGCCACTCGATGCCACAGCAGCAGTACACCTCGACCTGATGGTCACCGCCGCCAGATGCTGCGTCCTCGCCGGCGAATCGGGCCGCGACCGCGGCGTCGATCTCGACGCCGATCGTCCGTGCGGCTGGACGCTTCCTGCGCAGGACCGCCCCGTCGCCGAGGCACGGCTCGACGTAGACGTCGTGCGGCGGGATCTGGTTGATGATCCGCTGGTAGACTCCGGCGCCAGCCTTTCCGCCTGGATAACCCATCGCTGCGACCTCTGCCGTCCACGGCCGCTCAAAACGTCGGCCCGTCGGCATGGTCGCACAATCCTGCGGCGGCGTCAAGCGCCCCCGGTTCGATTACGGGCCCGGCGGAGGAGGCGCCGGCTCGATGCGGTGGAAGCCAATGCCGTCGTGCTCGGGGATGACCTCGTCGGCGGCGACCATCCGCCAGCTCGGATGCGCCAGCACCACGCAGAAAGTGTTGCGAACCCAGTCGTAGTAGGACCAGCAGAGCTGGGCATCTTGAGGCACCGGTTCACTCACGACTTCGTAGGTGCCCGACAGGAAGTTAACGAGCAGGTCGGGAGCGAAGCACACCCGCCGCAGCCGGCCGGCCGGGTGCGCGTTGGGGAACTTCACGCTCACGTAGCCCAGAGAATTTGGCACGCTCGCCATTACCCCTCCCGGGCAAATGCCCGCTGGCGTTTCCGGTGTTCGTGGCGGAGGCGCAGGACCTCGACGCGGGCCTCACGCGCCGCGCTGGCGGCGGCGCTGCCGCCGGCGAGCTTCTCCAGGACCTGCGTCAGGCTGGCGACGCGGTCCACCATCTTGGCGGCCAGGGCCCGTTCCGCCATCACGGTGCGGCCCTGGCCGAACTCGTCGCGGACCTTCTGGGCACTCACACCGCGGTTGCGAGCGACGGCCTTCACGAACTTCGTGTAGCACTCGTCGCAGCCCTCCTGCAAGTGATCGCGCGCGGCCGTGCTGAGCGGCTCCCAGGGGTTGATGTCGGCTTTGTATTTCCCGGCCCGCACCATGGTCACCTTGATGCCCGCTTCGTCGAGGGCCTTCGAGTACTCGATGTGTGCCGACCAGACGCCGACCGAGCCGACCTCGCCGCCGGGGGTCACAAAGAGCAGGGTCGCCGAAGAACCAATCCAGTAGCCGGCGCTGAGCGCCTCGCTGTTGGCGATGCCGTAGATGGGCTTCACCTTCCTCGCGTCGTAGAGCACCTCGCCGAACTCCTCGACGCCGTAGGAGCTGCCCCCCGGCGAGTCGATATCGAGCACGATCGCGTCCACTTCCTTGGCGTTCAGGAGGTCACGGACGCGCTGCTCGCCCAGGTCGGTGCTGAAGCCGCCGCCGTAGTAGCCGTAGGCAGAGGTGCGTTGCTCGATGATGCCGTAGATGGGCAGGATGCCGATGCGGCCGCTGACCCGGCGCAGCGCCTTGGCCTGGGCCTGGCGCGCCTCCTCGAGCTGGGCGGCCGTCGGCCAGGGCCGCGTCGCCTGTCGGGCGATCATGAGCTCGACCCGTTCCGGTGGCATGAGCCACATCGACAGCGCGTTGCTGATGGCCTTGTCGCTCATCGGGAGTCTCCTTTCAGGATCAGGCCGGCCTCGCGTTGGGCGCGTTCGCTCGGCCAGGAATCCAGGCGCGCCAGGAACTGGCTGCGCGTCTCGCGGTTGAAGGCCTCGACCAGCTCCGCCCTGGAGCTGGCGATCACCCGGTCCGCCAGCGTGCCGGCGTCGACCGCGCTGCCCGCACAGCGGAGGACCTCGGCCGCGGGCTGGAGCGCCCGAGCCAGCGCGTCACGGTGCCGAGGATAGAAGTCGCGCATCCAGCCTTCCACGTCACTGCCGCCGACCAGGGCCCGCTTGGCCGCGTTGGCTTCCTTCGTGAACATCCGCCCCAGCGCGTCTGCCAGCACCTTCTCGCCGGCGGCACGCCAACCGTCCGCGGATCCGGTGTCAGATCCGCGGCCCGCCTTCCTGCGCTCCAGCTCGCCCAGGTGCTGGCGGAGGGCTTGCCGCTCGGCCTTCTTCATGCGTTGCCGCATCCAGGCATCGAACTCCGCGGCGTTGTCGCCCGGCGCCCCGCTCTGGTCGCTGCCCGGGCCGCGGCCCGGTTCGTCGTAACCGAGGGCCGCCTGCTCGGCCGTGGTCATGTTGAGGGGCACGTAGTGGACGTCGCCGGCGGGCCCGATGCCGTTGAGGTTCTCCAGGCGCCGGCATTCGTTGATCGACAGGAGGCCGATCATGATCGCCGTCCGGTAGCTGGTCATGCGGCTGCCGATGTCGCCCCGGAGGAGGGCGGCGAAGTTGTGCTCGAAATACAGCTCGTTCCGTTCCTCGGGCGCGAGCAGCTTCATGTTCAGGGCTTCTTCCCAGCGCCGCACCCAGGGGAAGAAGCTGTAGATGATGAGCTCCAGGCCCTGTTGCTCGATGTTGTTATTGGTGCTCCGGTCGAGATCTGCGAGCACGTGGGGCGGCAGCCGGTACCAGCGGGCGATCTCCGTCACGTTGTACTTGCGGTTCTGGATGAACTGGGCGTCGAGGTTCGAGAAATTGAGCTTCTCGATCTTGGACTCGATCGGCAGGATGGCCAGGTTCTCGCCGTCGGGGTGGCCGTGGATGTCCTTCCACTCCTGGCGAAAGTTCTTGCGGGCATCCTGGTCCCGCATGCCCGGCCCGTGCACCACCAGCGAGGGCATGTTGCCAGAGCCAAACTGCTTTCCCCCGTGCCGCTCGGTGCCGATCCCGAAGCCGATGCACTCGCGGGCGTAGCTCACCACACCCTTGCCCCAGACGCCGTCCTCGGTCAGGCAGCCCGGGATGTGGAGCACCTCCTCGGCCCGCATGGCGACCTGCCTGCCGTCGTTGTTGCGGACGAGATAGCCGTAGCCGGGGCGGTTGTCGGCCGGCCGCACGGGCTGCACCCGGCTGGGGTGGATGGGATACAGGCCGAGGATCCGGCTCCGGTAGTCGCCGAAACGCTCCCGCTCGATCTCGCCGAAGCCGTTGCCCCAGTTGACCTGGTGCATGGTGCGGCCTTCGCGGAAGGCCATCGAGCCCATGCCGTGGTTGGGGAACGACTTCACCAGCTCGAAGCGGTAGTCGTCACTGGCGAGCGTGCGTTCGTTGTTCGGTAGCCGGCGATACATGGCGATCGGCAGCCCGGCCACAGTTTCGCAGATGATCCGGGTGGCACACCAGACCGCGGCGTAGGTGAGGGCAATGTCCTCGTCCACGACAACTCCGGCCTGCGTGCGCGAGCGGCGCGTGGGCCAGCCCGACGAGTCATACGCAGCGGCCAGCCGGCCGGGCGGACCAAACAGGAGTTCAAGCATCGCGGGTTCCTCCTCGCAGGTGAGTCCACGCCAGGCAGGCGAACACGAGGGCGCCGGGCACGATCAGGGCCAGGGACGGCCGCTCCAGCCAGAGGCCGCCGGCGATCGCGGCCACGGCCAGCGTGGCCGCGCCGCTCCGGACCTGGCGGCCACAGAAGAGCCGCGCGCGGGCGACAGGGACCTTCAGCCGGTAGACGAGCCTGCGCAGCATGGTCAGTTCCTCAAGCATCCGGGGCGGTACCAGTCGTCCTTGTCCTTGAACTGCCGGGCCATCTCCAGGGCCATGATGCCGGCGACGAGGCCGTCGATCGTCTTGATGTCGCCATGCTTGGGTTTCACCGGGCGCTTGTTGGCGTTGACGTCCGTCTTCACGCGGACGTTGCCGGCCTGCCAACTGAAGAGGCCGTTGTCGGGGTGGTGCATCGTGCCGTCGATGACCAGGGCCTCGTACTCGTCGGTCGGGGCAGCGAAGTCGGTGATGGTCTGGTTGAAGGCCACCACCTCGTCGAGGTGGTAGGCATGATCCTCCTCGATCAGACGCTGGATGAGCTGCTCGGCGTAGACGTCGTCGTAGGCCAGCTTCCGCAGGCGGTAGAGCTTCTTGATCTCGATCAGCTTGCGGCGGATGAAGGAGTAGTCGGTGGTGTCGCCGTCGGTCAGGGTGCAGAAGCCCTGGGCCTCCCACTCGAGGTAGCGGACCTTGTCCCGCAAGGCCTCCGCCCGTCGGCGGGGGAGCCAGTACCAGACGAGCTGCTTGAAGGCCTCGGCGTCCTCGGGGAACGTGAGCACAAGCGCGCAGGTGTCCCGCACTCGGGCCAGGTCCAGCCCCCCGAAGCAGACGCGCCCGAGCAGGTCCTCGGGGGAGTACACGCGCCTGCACTTCTCCCAGTCGCCGGCCCGGAGCCAGGGAGTGGCCGTCCTGGTCCAAATGTCCAGCCGGTACATCTTGAAACGGGCCAGCTCGACGAGCGACACCCGGGAGCTGTGATAGTCCGCGAGGAATTCTTCCTCTCGGACTGTGTGCCCCCAGGCCGGATTGGCGAGCCTGCCCCACTTGACCGGGTCGGCGGCCAGGTCCTCATCGCTCAGATCCTGGGGCGCGGCGTAGCACACGAAGAAGTGCTGCTCATCGACGACCTCGCCTTTCTCCACCTGCAGGCCATAGTCCCAGCGCTCCTTGCCGTAGCTCTCGGGATCGTCGCCGGCCGTCGACACCTCGATGTGCAGGGGTTCGCTCCGCGAGATGCCGGCGCGGGAGATGCGGCCAATGAACTCCCGATCGACGACGTGCGTTTCGTCGATGAGGATCGAGCCGTTCAGGCCCTCCTTGGCCTTCTGCGTTTTCGTGTCGCCCGAGCTGATCGGTTTGAGCCGAGACCGGGAGGGCTCGTGGGTGATCTGCATCAGGCTCAAGTTGACCGTGCACTCGGCCTGGAGCTCCTGGGACTGGTTGACCATCTCGACGGTGTGCTTGCCGACCGCTTCGCGGGCCTGGGAACCGTCCTTGGCGCCGATGTAGGCGTTCTGACCAGCCTCGCCGTCGCCGGCGATCAGGTACAATCCCCACGCGGCCAGCGTCGGCGACTTCTTATTCTTCTTTGGCATCCAGGCGGAGGCCTTGCGGAAGCGGCGGATGTTCCGGCCGAAGTCGTCGGACCACTTCTGCCAGCCGAAGATCCGCATCGTCACGTCGTACTGCCAGTCGATCGCGTGCCCTTTGCGAACGCACTCGGCGTGCCGGCGTGCCCGCTCGACGGCCGTCGCTTTGGCTGCCTCATCCCAGACGTCGTGGCATGGCAGCTTGTAGTCGCACTGGTGGCAGCCGCGCAGGATGAGCGGCTCGCCGGCGTGCTCTCCCTCGTAGAGTCGGCAGAAGCGTTCGATCCACCACACCACAAAGCCGCCGACCTCGGGCGCGAACCAGCAGCCGTGCTCGGCAGCCTTCTGGTCCGAGGCGTTGCGTATCCACGCTTTGGTGATGGCGTTGATTTGCTTGGGCATCAGTTCCGCTTCCGTGCGGGGACTCCACTTCCTTGCGGCTTCTTCGGCGCGGGCACGTCCACCTGGGCGGTCGGCGTAAATCCGAACTGCTGGCCGAGGCGCGTCACCCGATCGAAGGCCCGATTGCGAATCGACACGAGCGGGTGCTGCACCAGGTTGCCTTTGTCCGTCGTGGCGGTCAGGCCTTCCTTCTGGAGCTGCAGCGCGCAGTCGACGAACTCGCCCCACGCCTCGCAGTACATGATCAGCGCCACCTGGTAGTCGCGCGACCAGAGCCCTTTCTCGGTGAGCAACACCGCCTGGCGGTCCCACTCAGCGCGAGCTTCTCCCTTGAGGAGGCCGGGGCATACCGGCTTGTCGGTCGCCGGCGGAGGAGGCGGAGGCTTCTTCTTCGCCCGCCAGCTCCCCTTGAACTCTGCCTTGGCCTTCGTGTGCGGCCGCGGTCCGCGCTTGCCCACGGCGACCTCACCGTCTCGGAGCTGGCGCGTCCGGCCCGGGCGTCGCGCTGTTGTTCAGCACAATCTGCGAGTCGCCGACGCGCTCGAGGCGTTGCAGGTCGAACCATTGTGACTCGCCGGGCGTGCCGTCCTCTTTGACGGACGGCGCGAGCAACGCCTGGTTGCAGCCGCTGATGTACACGACCATCCCGGTCACAACACCGGTGAAGCCGGTGACCAGGTCGCGTGCCTTCTGCCCGAGTTCCATACCCCCCCCCCTCCCAAAACCGGTGAAAAAATCTGCGCGCGGGGCCGAACGGTCCCCTCGCTCCAGGCCCAAGGATCGAGACCCCCCTCCCCTATACACCGGGCCGGCATATAGAACACGAATCCTATTAGCAAACAGGATGAGAGAGGTCGCAAATCAATGAAAGCAGCAGCCGTGATGCTCCTGTTCCTCCATCGCTGCGAGCAGCGGCTGCTCCGCCGTGCGCCGCGCGAACTCGAACAGGCGCTCGAGTGACACCTCGTACTTCGTGTGCGAGCCCTTGGCCCAGACCGTCAACCGTTTCCCGGTCAGCAGCAGCATGATCGGCTTGCCGCCGTGCCGCGCGTCCTCAGCGGGCACGTTGACCAGGGCCTGTCGAACCACTCGCCTGCGTAGGTGCGTTGCCATGATCGCCTCTCCTCGAGCGGCCGAAGCCGCCGTCTTCCGTTGCGGTCTTCACGTCGTGATGGCGCTTGCACAGCCCCTGCCAGTTAGTCTCGTCCCAGAACAGCTCCTCGTCACCGCGATGCGGGACGATGTGGTCAACGATGACAGCAGGCTTCAGGTCACCACCTTTCAGACACTCGACACACAACGGGTGCTCACGCAGGTAAGCCTTGCTCGCCTGGCGCCAGCGGTAGCTGTAGCCTCGCGCCGCCGCACTGGGCCGACGATCGGCAACGACCCGAGGACGCCGGCGATAGGTGGATGGGCGCGTCGGCATGGTCAGGGCTTCTTGCCCTGGCCGTCCCAGGGTTTGGCGTGGCCGGCGCCGATCATCTCCACGCTGACCAGCTTCTTGTTGTCCGTCTCGAAGTCAGCCAGCGCCCGGCCGTATTTGTCGAGGCCCTTCAGGTGGGCGCGCCGCACGGTGCCCGGCCTGACCATGGCGATCAGCGCCTTCGTCGCATCCGGGCCGCCGGGCTCAGTGCGCTCCCGCGCGTTGATCCCGTACACGCGACAGGACTCGGGCACGATGTAGCCGATCTCGATGGTGTCGCCGTCGATGACCCGCAGGATGAGCACGTCGGCTTCGCCGCTCCGCGGCGGAAAGGACGCGAACCGCGGCGGTTCACCCAGGAGCCTGCCCGCCACAATTCCCAGGCAGAGGGCCAGGCAAACCACCAGAACGATCGTCGTGAGGAAACGCATCAACCAACCTCCGAGGGGAGAGAGTTCCCGGCCAGGGCGGACGTGGCCCTGGCCGGGTGACCCACACAGAAACGTCGCTACTGCGGCGGCCCCTGTGGATTGACGAAAGCCCCTGTGGCCCCCGCTGGGTTCGCCGGCGTGCTATCGGCTCCGGTTCCACCGGCCTGCGTCTCGGCCCCGACGGGATATCGCCGCGCGAACGCCATGGCGCTGGTGGCGGTGATGCCGCGGATCGCCCGCAGATCGTTTTCCGTCGGCGTCCAGCCCGCGTCGTGGCGCTCTTCGGTGGTCTCGTGACTGATGGCCCACTTGAGCGGGTTGAAGGTTTTCCAGTCGTCCTCCGGGATCACCAGGTCCGCCTCGTTGGCCTTGTCGCGGCTGTACCCGAAGTACTTGGTGGCCATGTGGAACAGGATCCGGCGGACGTACTGGCCGATGTCGGCCGCGAAGAGCTGGGTCACCTCGATGGCCTTGTCCGCCTCGCTGTGCTGCATGGCCTCGGTCAGGCAGCGCAGGCACAAGTCACACCACTCGGCCAGGTCCTGGTTCCGAATGGCGTCGCCAAAGAAGGGCACCGGGTAGAGGATGAACTCCTTGCGGAAGCGGCCCGAGTGTTTGGGCTGCATCTGGTTTTCGTGCTCGGGGATGGCGCGGTCGAGGAGCCGTTTGCGACCGAGCGTGCAGAGCTGGTAGACGTCCCAGCAGGTTTGCTTGCTCACCGGCCGAACGAAGTCCTTGTCCTCGCGGTGCATGATGTCGAACAGGGCCCGGCCGATCGTGTTCACGAATCCCCATACCGTGCCGTTCACACACCACACCTTGCCGCCTGGGTTGGCAACGCCGTAGCCGGCGGCGCCCCAGCGGCCGTTGTAATACCACAGCGGCTCATCGGTGCCGAACGGTTCGCTCGTGACTGTTTTGGTCTCGTCGGGCATGGGGCCTCCTTCAGGACGCAGGTTGTGGCTGGCCGCTCATGATCTGCGTGGCCAGGTCGTTGACGAATTTGATGGTGTTGATGCTGCCGGGGTATTTGTCCGCACAGACAGCGAGTGCGTGCCTGAGTGCCTGAGCTTCGTGGTTGGACTCCTCATAGGGGACGAAGCTCTGTTGAGTCCTGATGACCTGCTCGGGCTGTTCCGGCGTCGTGACGACGACTCGCTCAGGAGGCGGGCTCGGCGGCTGCCGGTTCAGGAGCGTCGCCAGTGCAGCCTCGATTTGCGCGAGCCGACGGGCCAGGCGGCTGTCCGCCTGCGTCCCACCGTTCGGTGCCGGAAACGGCGGCGCTGCGGGAGGCGTGGCGCCTGCGGCTGGCGGTGGCTGCGGGGCCGCACCGCCCCTGGCGGCTCGACGCAAACGCAGGAGGCCCCGTAGACCCCAGATGCCCAGCCCGATCACCCCGCCGACAGGTCCGCCGATCGCGCCTGCGGCAATAGGGCCGAGCCAGCTTGCGTAGGGCTCAACGCGCTCGGCGATGTCGAGGGCGCGGCCCAGCTTCGAATCGTCGGCCGGCTTACCATCCTTCCCATCCACCCCGTCGCGGCCGTCTTTGCCATCGCGGCCAGGAGCTGGTGACCACGGTGCTTGCGGTGCAGGCCCAGGAACTGGGGGCTTATCCCCCCCGTTCTGAGGGGGGGCAGGGCGACGCTGGAACCATCGCTCGCAGACGCGCTCATAAAACGCCACGGTCCGCTCGTACGACGTCGCCAGGGTGCGCTTGTCGTCGGTGCGGCTGTGCAGGACGCTGACGAGCTCGCCGCGGAGGTTGAAGATGCCGCCGCCGCTGTCGCCGCTGCGGGCTTCCGTCGAAATCCAAAGCGTGCCAGCGTTGAGGACTGCCGTTCCCTGCCCCACGTCCATGACGCGATTCGTTGCCGCCGGATAGCCGACCTTCAGGACCTCTTCGAGCGGCTTGGGTGCAACCGCAGCGACCTGAACGGTGGGCACGCGTAGCGCTTCGCCAACCTTGGCGGCAATCTCCACGGCTGCCAGATCATGGCCGAACTTGTCGGTGCCCAGGACGGCGCCGGTGAACTTCTGGCCGTCCGGGAAAATGACGGCCATCGTCTGGTGGCCAGCGGCGACGTGCTGGCAGGTCAGGATCAAGGCGTGCCGTTCGTCGGCCCAGACGCACGTCCCGGAGCCGCCAGAGCGATCGCCGTCAACCTTCACGCTGGCCGCGCACGCGACCTTCGCCTCGGCGGTCCGCGGTGCCGGCCGCGCGTAGGACGGCGGGCGAGCGGCTGAGCTTGGCGGCAGTGGATAGCTGCGATCGAAGGGCGCACGGCCCTCTGGGGGGCAGGTCAGTCAGCCAGGCCGCTGCGCATAGGCCGCGGCCGGCATGATCAACAGCAGCAGAAAGGCAAAGCGTTTCACTGGGCGGACCTCCGGGACATGCCGCATGCAAGGTCGTAGCCCCGCCCGCTCCGCCCGTCGTTCCCACGCGGATTGGGCAGGGCTGACCCCATGTTCCAGCCCTCAATTCGGGATCGAGCTGTAAAGGCACTGCCACGCAGTGCAGTGCCGGCAAAAGTCGTCGATGTCGTCGGGAGCCAGCGATTGCCACGGCGCCCCGAACATCTGGCGGCGGAGCACGGTGTCGTAGGCCCAGCCCCAATACTGCGAGCACACAAACCACGGGAGCTGTCCCAGGCCCTCGGTGAACCAGGTCGTCCGCCGGCCGCGGCGAAGCATGGTGGCCACCGCGTCGGCCGCGAACAGGGGCAGCTTCAGCGGGGCATACCACCGGCCGAAGCACTCCATGGCCTTGAGGGCGATCCGCCGCCGCTCGCCGTCGGTCAGGTACACGTTCCGCCAGACCACGACGGGCGTGCCGGCGTAGGCGCTCAGCGGCGTACGCTTGATGCGCCAGCGCGACTCCAGGACCTCCGGCACAGGCGACAAGGCGCCCAGGCTGCCGGCGATGTGGTTCACACGGCAGTCCCCGCTCATGAGGACGCCAGTGGCCCGGATGAGACGGCCGCAGCGGCCATCCGTGCGCACGCCGACGATGTCGGCGGGCCAGAGCTCCGGGAAAGCGTTCCGCACTACGCGCCCTCCGGACGGTAGAGGCGGAGGCGCTGGATGTCCTCGCGCAGCGTCTTGTGGTGTTCGGCAGCCTGCCGGCGATCCGCTTCACGCTCTTCACGGTGGACGCGCAGGATGCGAGTGATCTGGCTGACGAACACCTTGAGCGTGTAGAAGTGCAGCACGGCGAGGACGGCCAAGGCTGCCCCGGCGATGCCGTACTGGAGGAGGGATTCGAGGATGGGGCTCATGGGCGTCCTGCCGGCAAGTGAGGTGAGGTGCTCGCGCCGGCCAGGTTTTGTCCGCGTCCCTGCGGACCCGACCGGCGACGGCCTCGTGCCGTCGAGCACTCGTCGCACCATAGACCGGCGCGCCGGCGAGAGCAACCCGAAATTCCGATAAACAAGGGAGACACTGGAGCGCCGAAGATCCGGGATCGGCCGCACAAAACCCGCGGCTTGGCGAACTTCACGCGCCGGTCCGTGCCTCGAGTGCGGCTTGGTTCAGGAACCGGGCCAGCGACCAGGCCTTCAGCTCGGCGCGGGTGCCCTCAGCCACGCGCTGACAGACGAATTCGAGCGCTCGGTCCTCGGCGGCGTCGACGGACGCCACCGCACCCAGGATTGGCCCTTCGACGGCCTCGACGATGTCCAGCATGGAGATGCTCTCCGGCCGCCGGGCCAGGCAGTAGCCGCCCCTCGGGCCCTTGACGCTGCGCAGGATCCCGGCCGCGGCCAGGGGTCGGAGGACCTTGCGGAGGTAGCGATCGGGGATCTTCCGGGCGCGGGCGATGACGTGCGAAGAGCAACGCTGGCCGCGGGGCTCGCCGGCCAGATGGGCGCAAGCCGCGGTCGCGTACTGGCAACTCCGGTTCAACCTCATTCAGGATCCTCGGCGGGCTTGGGCAGGAGCACCGCGGCGAAGTCGGCGCCGCTGGTCAGCCTCTCCATCTGCGGCTTGGCGATCTCGTAGAGCGTGCCGCCCTGGGGCAGCTCGAGGAACGCGAAGAGGGCTTCCTCGGGCGTCCAGAACACCGTGGCGATTTCAAGCTGCGACTTCACGAAGTAGTAAACAGCCCGCTTGATCTGCAGCAGCAGCTCGTGCTCCTTGACGTCGGCAACGTCGAGGGTCTCCAGGCCGATCCGGTAGGTTTTGTCCCGGAGCACGAATCGCAGCATGAACGCAGGCCGGCGATTGGGGCCCGCGCACTGGGTCATCTGGATGTTCTTGACCCGGTAACGCGCCAGGAGCTGCTGGATGGCCCCCTCGGGATTCGAGGCTTCGGACTTCGCGTAGGGCGTCTTGCGCCACTCGGTTCGGCTGAGACGAGGCATCGCGGGGGCTCCTCCACCACCAGCCGACGGTTAGAGAATGTCCTTCGTGTCGAAGAACCACGCGATGAGGAACGAGAGGACCTTGGGTCGCTCCCAGCGATGGGCTCCTGGCCGGCGGAGCATCACGCGCCCCACCACCATCGGGTCCCCGCGCGGCGGCTGGCTCGCGCCGGCGAACGTGTCCTGGGCGGCGCCGTCGCGGATGAGGACGATCTGATCGAAGATCTTCAGGTCGATCGCCCGGGCGGTGCGCTGCACCACGCTCGGCTTGAGGAACTCGACGGGGAGGGCGATCTGCTCGTCGAAGCCGCTGACGACGATGTCCTGCCGATCCGATCCCGCTCTGGGTTGGTGCTCATGCTCCGGCATCGGCGCGACGTACCGCCCCTCGCCTGGCGGCAGCGCCGGGTCCGGCAGCACCGGCGACGGGTCCGCGCTTCTGTTGACGTCCCAGATGTACTGTCGCCCGGCGGGCCGCGCGCGGGCCGTACGCACCGCGATCACGTGGCCGGGCAAGGTGGGCACCATCACGAAGCCCGCGGCCAGCGCCTCGCGGACCTTCTGCAGATACACCACGCGCCGCTCCGCGATCGCCGCCAGCCTCCGCCCTGATTCCTTGAGCTGGTCGCGTGCCTGGGTCACTAGCGCCTTGGCGGTCGCGGAGTTGAGCTCCTGGTCGATCTGCAGCTCCGCCGGCTCGACGGCCGCGGCGGCGCGTTCACGCTCGGCCTGCAGGATCTTCTCGTCCAGCCGCGCGATCAGCGCCTCCTGGGCCCGGACGAGCTCCTGGGGGTCCGAGGCGATCACGACCAGGTCCTCGTTTTCCAGGCGCCGCTCCTGGACCTCGCCTTTGCCGGCGTCGCGCGGTCGCTTCCCGCAATGCGGACACGGCAGCCGTCGGTCTGGTGGCCGTTGCTTGGCACAGACGGCGCAGGCGATCGTAGGGGAAGTGGTTGCCACGTTCATGGTGATCCTCCCGGTTCTAGCGCCACGGCAGCTCGCGATCAAGCTCGCCGATTCCTTCCTTGCGGGATTGGGCCTGCGCCTCTTCGAGGCTTGCCAGCGGGCCCATCTCCTTGAGCATGGCTCGCCACCGCCGGCTGCGCTTCAGGCGGTTGAGCTCCCCCGATTCCGGCTCGGGCTCGGGCTTGCTGGTCCATGTGCTGGTCCTCCTGGGATGGCTGCCCCCCCCCCAATGGAGGGGTGGCCTTGCCTTGTGCCTGGATCTCTCCCCACGTCGTGTCGCCGGCGTCGACCAGGAACTGCCACTCCTCAAAGCACTTCCGGCAGCAGCCCCATTTCTGAGGCTCAGCCCGGTGACACGTCAGACAGGCGGTTGCTTGCGAAATCATGTGCCATCTCCGGTGGGCGATAGCTCCAGGACCTGGCCGAGCACGTCTCGCAGCGACTCGGCCGCCTCGGTCGTGATCAGCAGACGCAGGTGTTTGTTCCGCGGCTCGGTATGCAGGAGCACGTCGAGCTCGACGGCACCCAGGCGGCGATCGCCGTCGGTGACCCCGCTCGCCTGGACGTCCTGAATCGTCGCCAGGAATGGCCGGGCGCGCTTCATGCGTCGTCCTCCACGTCGCTGTGCTCCCAGTCGATTTCCGGGTGCGCCTTCCGCAGCTTGGCCCGGGCCGACTTGCCGCGGGCGGGTGAGACGGCGGCGGACTTTCCCGCGCGCACCTCCCGCTCGATCTTCTTGCCATCGATGCCCAGACCCTCCAGGAGCGACTTGCCCGTGGAGCGGTCGGCGGGGAACTGAGACGTGTTGTTGCGCGTGGCGACCAGCTCGGCCATGAAGCCGATGCACTGTGCAGCCGACAGGCCGGCGATGTGCTTCTTGATCGCCGTCTGCCGGCTCGTGTGAGTCTTGCCCTCCAGCCCGCGCCGCTTCAACACGTGATTGGAGATGACGGCCCAGACCTCGTCGCAGGCGCCGACGGCCAGGCAGCGCAGGAAGTTCGCGTCGAGGCCGGTCCAGCCCGACGCCAGCCGCTCCGCCTTCTCCACGACCTGGGCAATCAGGCGACGGCTGACCTCGTTCTTGACGCGGTTCTCTTTCGCCTCCTTCGCCCGGCGCTTTTTCTCCGCGGCCGAGGTCGCCCATTGGTTCCGGGCCGGTCCCCGGCTGTCGACGCCGATCTTGTGATGCTTGCGGGCGAGCTCCGCAGCCACCTTGCCTGGCGCCAGGAGGTGAATTTCACCGACCTTGTCCTGCGCGGCGACCAGGTCACCCTTGGCGATGTGCGGCTCGACCAGCTCCTTCCAGCTTCGCCCCTGGCGATCCTCCCAGCACTGCTCCTTCAGGTCGACGTATGGCGAGCCGTGGGCCAGGGTGGTGCCGTTGTACGGGAAGAGCTTGCTCGACTCCGAGTCGCTCAGCAGCTTGATGCCCTCCTCCTCGACGCGCTTGCGCATCCGCTGGTGGTGGGCGGCGAGCTTGCGCTGGTAGCAGCCGGGGTCAGTACAGACGTCTGCACGTCCGTCCGGGTAGAGCTCCCGGTTGTTGCCGGTCAGCTTGGGGCACGCACTGCAAGGGCCCGCCTCCGGCAGCAGCTCGGCATCCTTGCGGTTGAACGGGGCGCTCTTGAGCTCGACCATGTACTGTTGGCTGATCCACTCCTTGGCCGAGCGGAAGGGCATCGGGTCGGGTTTCGAGTCGTAGTCGCCGGCGAGGACCTCGGCCGCGGCCTTCGCCCGCAGATCTCCGTTCGGGATG